ATAATCAATTCGATTGACCTGCTCAAACAAAAGAAGTTTGGTCGTATCGAAGAGCAGATTCGTGAGGCTTTATCTGTCAGCCGTGACGTAGACCTTGGCACTGATTACTTTCAAGGTGTTGCCGAGCGTTACGATAGGCTCAACAATGCAAAGGTGAACGCACAGTTCCGCACTCCGTTTGAGACTATCAATCAGGAGCTAGAAGGTGGACTTGCGCCAAAAGAGTTGGCTATGGTTGTAGCCCCTCCCGGAGTAGGCAAGTCTTTGTTCCTTGCTAATCAATGTGCGCGTTCGGTCATGGACGGTAAAGACGTTTTGTATGTTTCTTTGGAGATGTCCGAAGACCGTGTTGCTCAACGTCTAGACAGTATCTTTACTCGTATTAAGCAGTCTGAACTAAAGACAGGAGTAAAGATGTTGGAAGATAGGCTGGACCAAATGAAAGCGGCGGCTCCAAACATGGGTCGTTTGAAGATTAAAGAGTTTCCGACCAAGAGGCTCACCGTGACGGGTCTTCGCGCTTATTTGAACCAGTTGCGTAATTACGAAGATTTTCATCCTGACATTATTGTTGTTGATTATCTTGAGCTAATGACGAATCAAGATGTGAGCATGTCTGAGTACATGGCACAAGAACGTATCGCACAAGAGCTTCGTGGCATCGCTGTCGAGCATAAGTGTTTGGTATGGACGGCTACCCAAACAAACCGTAAAGGTAAAGAGGTAGACATTATCACGGACGCAGAGTTGGCGGATTCTTACGGAAAGATTCGTGTGTGTGATTTGGCGTTCTCAATCAATCAGAAGGAACAAGAGTTTGACGAAGGTAAGGCTCGTATGTTCGTTATGAAATCGCGAAACGGTAGGGCACGATATATTGTACCCATCAGAATCGACTACACCAGACTCGTCATTACACAGCAATGAGTAGACTGAAGTTCCCAAAATATACTCATCCGATGACCATTTATACCGGCATCAAAACTTTCGACATCAAACAACAATCGTTAGAGAAAGATAATCTTTATGGTTGTGTTGAGTTTTCAAAGTATCTTCTTTCTATTGACCCCAATCAAAGACCGGAAGATTATAAAAGTACTTTGCTCCATGAAATATGTCATATCGGATATGAAGTTTTTGGATTGAACGACGATGATGAAATTCCTAGTATGAGTAATGAATACTTAACAAGTGTAACCTCCAATATGGTTATGCAAATGGCAGGTCTTAACCCTGAACTTTTCCAATTTATTTTTTCTCCAAATGATTAACATCAAAGACGTATACGATAACATCGAAGATTCCTACATGGACATCACAAAGAAGTACATTGCTGTCTCTGAACACAACTTTCAAGAGGCTATGGGTAATCACCCTTCCACTTTCGCATTCTTTGCTGGTGTGATGGCATACGCAAAAAAGGAATTAGACCGAGCTAACCTTATTCACGAAACCCGTGAAGCAGAGCTTAGAGAAGAACGTCGTGAGGAGATGAAGCAATCCGGTCAGAAGACTACCGACCGAGCGTTAGACGCATATTTGAAGACTCAGCCCGAGCTTCAAACCCTTCAACGAGGAATCGTCGCGAAGGCACATAAATTTAATTTATGTAAAAATATTGTGTCCAGTTTGGACCACCAAAAGGATATAATAATACAACTGTCCGCGAACAAACGAGCGGAAGCTAAACTAATTGAACAACTTTAAAAACTATGGTTAACATCGAACAACTAAGAAAAAAGTATGCCGAGATTAATAATCCCGGCGGTGGAGATAACTCCGATTTCCTAAGCAAATTCTTCATGATGGATGAAGGCACATCTGTAGTGCGCGTACTTCCCGCAAAGGATGAGGCGAACCAAGAGTTTTATGCTGAAACTGCCATTCACCGTCTAAACGACAAGAATTACCACTGCCCACGTGTGAAGGGTGATAAGTGTCCTGCATGTGATACTTACTATAACATGTGGAAAGAAATTAACTCGATTGGTAAGGAGACCCCTAAAGGCAAAGAGCTTGCTGACCTCGCACGTCAAATCAAAGCTCGTAAGCGTTACTACATGAACGTAGTAGACCGTCGTGACGAATCCGTTAAAATTCTTTCTGTGGGGCAAAAGCTTTTCGGCAAAGTACTAGACTGTTTCTTTGATGAAGACTTTGGTGACATCACTGACTTGAAAGAAGGTTGGGACTTTAAGATTGTAAAAGATACTCAAGGTCAATGGCCGAACTACGACAAGTCTTCTCCTAAGCCTAAGCAAAGTCCTGCTGGTACTGACGCTCAAAACGCGAAGTGGATGGATGAACTGCATGATATCCACGGTCTTGTCAAGGTCGCTGAATATGATGAGTTGAAGGGTCTGATGATGGAACTAGAATCTGCTACGAATGGTCCGCAGCCTGAGACTATTACTTCGCAAACCCAAGCGCCAGACGATGAAGATTACATGGCACACCTAAAAGACCTAAAGGTGGATTAACCTATGGCAGAAAAGCTAAAGATTTTAGCTTGCCCAAGTAACCATGGAGGATGCGCGTATTACCGCATCCTCCTTCCTATGGAGAAGTTGGCAGAGCTATACCCCGAGGATGTAGAGGTTAGATGGGATGACAACCCTCTTGGGTGGAATGCAGACACACGGACTGAAACTCCTCCAGATTTTGAATATGAAAACATAAAGTGGGCGGATGTTGTGTTTACGCAGAACATCCATAATTTCGGTGGTCTGTATACCGCACAGATTTTGCAGAAGGCACACGAGTTTGGTAAGTTTACTCACTTTGATACCGATGACCTTCTGACTGACCTGTACGGAGGGCACCGCCTCTTCGACGTATACAAAGAGCAGAGATTAGACGAGGTAACAAAATACATTTATAATAATGTAGATTTGGTTACGGTAACTCAACGGAAGTTCGCTGAGTATATCCATGAGTTTGTTAGGGGAGCATTAGTAGTTATTAAAAACACTATTGATTATTCACTACCTCACTGGAATTTACCCAAAGCCCCTAAGCCCAAGAAACTAACCCGTATGGGCTGGGTAGGGGGCATTCACCATGATGTTGATGTAAAGCATTTTGCGGGTGTTCCTTATGTAGTAAACCAAAAGGTAGGAAAGGAAAGAGTACATTGGGGTTTCTACGGAAGACCTATAATGCCTACAGATGAAAAGACCGGTAAACCAAAACCAGACTGGCAACAAGATGTTTGGGACGGATACGAAAGAGTTTTTAAAACTGGATTTAAAGGTCACCGTAACTATACGGTCTATCCTGCGATGGCACCTAATCAATATGGTGCTATGTATACTAATATTGATGTTAATCTTGCTATCCTAGACGACAACCCATTCAATCAGTCCAAGTCTGAGATTAAAGCGATTGAGGGCGCTCGTTATGGTGTCCCTCTTATTGCTACAAATGTGGGCTGTTACGATGAGCTTATTGTAAACGGAGAGACGGGGTACTTGATTGACCCCAAGAACCCTAAGTCTGAGTGGGCACGTATTATTACTAAGTGTATTAAAGACCCTAAGCACGTAGAAGAGATGGGCAGAAACCTAAAACTTCTGTGCGATGATTTGTATGACATCAACAAAGTTGTCGGTGGAAGGCTAGACCTATATCGTGACCTGATGAAAATGAAGGAGGATGCCCTAAAATCCTCCCAAGGATACCAAGCACCGCCGCTTACCCAACCTAACGTAAAAGATACCGGAGTAACCTTAGATAACCCCTTAAGCAAATGAAGTATTTAAGTGTAGTTGCAGTAATGAAAGACGAGCATAAAAATCTCGCTGAATGGTTAGACTTTCACCGAGCAGTGGGAGTGGAACATTTCTATCTTTATGATAACAACAGTTCGGATGGCACTATTCGATATTTGTATGAGAAGAACTTTAGCGATGTTACGTATTTCAGTACTGACATGGATATGTGCCAAATGGCATGTTACTACAATGCTTTGACTGCGTTTAGAGACCAGTCTAAGTGGATGGCGTTTATTGATTTGGACGAGTTTCTTTTTGCCCCTAAAGGGGATTTAAAAAAGAGATTGCAAGACTTTGAATCGTATCCAGGAGTCGCCGTGAACGAAGTTTTCTTTGGTTCCAACGGACACGAAACAAGACCTGCGGGTGGAGTTTTAGTTAATTATACCAAGCGAAGAGAAGCACCCGACAAACACATTAAATCTATCGTTCAGCCAGCACATACTTTGTGTCCCGCTGGAAACCCTCACTCTTTTTATTATACGGCAGGACAGCCGGTTAACGAAAAGAAAGAGCCTTGCTTAGGTCCTTTTAATGAGCCTGGAAGCGTAGATTTATTTAGAATTAACCATTACTGGGTAAAGTCCAAAGAAGAGTACGAAAAGAAACTAACTCGTGGTAGAGCAGATGTTCCTTCACGAGACCCTAAGTTTCGTTATACAACAGGCATAGGTAGAAAACTAGACGAAGTATTCTTACAAGATAACGAAATCGAAGATACGGATATATGGTATTTTTTGGAGAGAGAACATGGCTAAAAAAATAAAGATAATTAGTGGTTGGTCTAAAGAAGGTGGCTCAACCTTTTCCCTGATGGAACTTTGCGACTTGTTTAACGAGCGCGGTTATGACTGTACTTTTTACGGTCCACACCCGTGGCACTTAAACAAATGCAAAGGGGACCTACACCATAACTTTAAGATGGAGAAAGGGGATATTATTATTGGGCATTTTATTCATCTGAACGAAAGACACCCGGACCCCGATAAGATTGTATTAAGCTGTCACGAAAAGGCAATCTTTCCATTACAGCAATTAGAAAAGCAAACAGCTGGCTTCGACAAAATTAGGTTCATTAGCGAGGACCAAATGAAGTGGCAGGGCAAAGAGGGTACTGTAATCCCTAACACCATCAGAGGAATAAAAGATTCAGGCAATCACCCAGAGGGGGTTGCTGGAGTAATAGGTACTGTGTGCCCCCTGAAGCAGACTCATGTATCTGTGGAACGTGCTTTAGCAGATGGTTGTAAAAAGGTGTTGATTTACGGCAACAATATTGACGAAAACTACCTTAACGAAGCTATTATACCTTTACTGGGAGATAAAGTTAAATACATGGGAATGGAGATGGATAGACAAAAAATCTATGACTCTATCTCATGTGTTTACCAGTCCAATTCTGAAGAGCTACCAGAAGCCTTTGGTCGAGTTCGTGCAGAGTGTATTCATGCGGGAATCGATTACCACGGCAACGAAAATGCTACTACAGAATTTGAACTGTGGGACGAAGACAAAATCTTTGAGGCTTGGAAAGAGTTTTTAGAATTATGAAAA